GAAAAACTCGATCGTGAGTTTTCGCCAAGATTAGCACTCCAGCTAATGGGCACAGAGGCAGGGCGGGATGTATTTCACCCTGACCTCTGGGTTCATACTGTAATGCGTCGCTGCGAGCAATCACCATGGAATAATTATGTGATTGCTGATGTTCGTTTCCCAAATGAAATCGATGCAATTGTGAAATCTGGCGGCAAAGTTATTCGCGTTCGTCGTGGTGATGATCCTGAATGGTACAGTCTTGCTCGTGAATGCAATCTTTATAACAAACAAGAAATAATGCGCAATGCTTATCCAGAAGTTCACTTTAGTGAGTGGGCTTGGATTGGTGCACATTATGATATTGTGATGGATAATAATTGTTCGTTAGATGAGTTGACCGTGAGGGTTGACAAGTTGGTTGATTCGTTATATAATAATCGTGTTGAAGCAAATGAGGTCGTTAATTATGAAACTTTCTGATGATACTGTGCAAGTCCTGAAAAACTTTTCAGGCATTAATCAAAGTTTGCAATTCAAGTCTGGCAATACTTTGAAAACTATCTCTCCCCTCAAGACAATCTTCGTTGAAGCAACTGTTGGTGAGAGTTTCCCAAAAGAGTTCGCTCTTTATGATTTGAATAAACTCTTGGCAAAAGTCTCCTTGTATAAGGATGCTGAGTTGTCGTTTGATGATGACAAACTCAACATCAGTGCAAACAAGAAGTCTGATTACATCAAGTATTGTTCGCCGAAAGTTATTGTGACTCCACCTGAGAAGGCGATCACGTTTGGTGATCCTGATTGTTCATTCAGTCTCTCGCAAGAAGATCTCGATTGGATGCGCAAGAGTGCGGGCATCTCTGGCTCACCAAACTTCGTATTTGAGAGCGATGGTTCCACGATTCACTTCATTGCTACCGACGTGAAGGATGATTCTGCTGATCAGTCCAAGATTGAAATCGGCACGGCTGAGAATGGTAAAGAATTCAAGGTTGTGATGAAGGTCGAAAACTTCAAGTTGCTTGAAGGTTCGTATGATGTTGCAATCGCTAAGAAAGGTCTTGCGCGATTCAAGCACAAGACTGTTGACATCACTTACTACATCGCAATTGAAGCCGCAAGTTCGACATTCGGAGAATAATCATGGCACTTGATAAAGCAAAGGTTTTGGGATGCCTTCAAGAAATCTCAAACTCGTTAACTCGCATTGAGGCTGAACGCGATCTGATTAAAGAGATTCTCCAGAAAATGCAAGACGAATGTGAGATTCCAAAGAAGTTGTCTCGCAAACTGGCAAAGGTTTATCACAAACGTAATTATGAGGAAGAAGTTGCAGAACAGAGTGACTTCCAAACCATTTACGAAAACGTGGCTAAATAAACTAGATGGGACGCAATACTCTAATTTGACGGCACTATCCGCCAGACTGCTCGCCGTGGGAGTTCACCTTCCCCGTCCCATCTTCTCTTTGGAGTTATATTATGCATAAAGATGATCTAAAAGTATTGATTATTATTCTTTTATTCGCCGCATTCGCTCTTATCAACACATTTTTTCTTTGGGTTCCTGCATCAGCACCACCTGTAATGTTGGTGTTGTTCGTTGGATTGTATTCGATATGGGAGCACAAATATGGCAACAAGGCGTAATTTTTTCAAGTATCTTGGTCTTGCTGGTGGTGTTGCTGGCGGTGGTATTGTAGCGGCTGCTGCAGTTCTTCCTGATGCTGAGAAGTGTGAAGTAATAAAAGAAATTCAAGCCGCTGGTTACAATGGCAAGTTAAACATTGGCACTGAGTATGGTGAACTTGCATCACCAGACGGCACTATCAGTTGTGGTCCCAAATTTGTTCCAGGAACACAAAAGCATGTAACCGCAAGTATGACCGTCGGTCCTGATGGCGAGATGTACTTGCTTACAAACGGGAAATGGCGTAGAATAGTGACTGAATAAACAATCAGGAGTTATATTATGAATGAAGCGTTGTGGGTTGAAAAATACCGTCCTCATACTATTGCCGATTGTATTCTTCCTGATGAATACAAGGCAACTTTCCAATCTTATGTTGATCGCAAAGAGATTCCTCATCTCTTGCTTTGTGGCACTCCAGGAACAGGTAAGACTACCGTTGCTCGTGCACTGTGTGACGAGATCGGTTGTGATTATCTAATGATCAATGGCTCGGATGAATCAGGTATTGATACTTTCAGAGTCAAGATCAAGAACTATGCAAGCGCGATGTCGATGACTGGTGGGAAGAAAGTTATCATCATTGATGAAGCAGATTATTTGAATCCAAACTCAACTCAGCCAGCCATGCGTGCTGCTATGGAAGAGTTTGCGCATAACTGTACTTTCATTATGACTTGCAACTTTAAGAATCGTATCATTGAACCTTTGCATAGTCGATGTGCTGTAATTGAATTCAAGTTGCGCAAAGAAGATAAGCCAAAGATGGCAATGGCGTTCATGAAACGTGCATCAGAAATTCTTACTACAGAAAAAGTTCCATTTGACAAATCTGTCCTCGCTGAGGTTGTCAAGAAACATTTTCCAGATTATCGTCGCGTTCTGAATGAGTTGCAGCGTTACAGTGTCAGTGGTAAGATTGATACTGGTATTCTGACGAGCATTGCTGATGTATCTTTGAATGATCTTGTCACATCCCTCAAAGATCAAAACTTCAGCGCGATGCGTAAGTGGGTTGCTGATTTCGGTGGCGATGATCCTGCGAAAATTTATCGTAAGATTTATGATAGTCTTTACGACATTATGGATAAGTCTACGATTCCGAATGCTGTCTTGATTCTCGCCAAGTATCAATATCAATCGGCTTTTGTCGCAGATCAGGAACTGAATCTCACCGCATGTCTCACTGAGATGATGGTGGAGTGTAAGTTCAATGGCTGATCTATTTAAAGAAATTATCCCGTCGATTCTGCAGACGAAAGAATATGCTCTCCTGACGGAGCAGGACGAAAAATCATATTCCTCATTTATGGTGAATCGAGCACTCTCGTTTCATCGAGATACCGCTCTGATCGCGAACGAGATGAATAAGTATCCGAATCTCGACAATAAACTCAAATATGATTTTCTCCTAAATATAATACGAGCCCAGAAGCGCCAATATAGTAAATGGCACAAAAGGGTTAAGAGCAGCGATTTGGATGCGGTCAAAGAATATTATGGATACTCCGATGCAAAGGCAGAGGAAGCATTAAAAATTCTAGACGACGCTCAGATCGATTTGATAAAAAAACAATTATATAAGGGTTAGAACATGAGCGTTGATAAACTAGTTGAAGTCACTCTTGAGCAACAAGATGACTTTTTGAAAGTGCGCGAGACTCTCACTCGCATTGGTGTGGCTGCAAAAAATGACAATATTCTCTATCAATCCTGCCACATTCTCCATAAACAAGGTAAGTATTATATCGTTCATTTCAAAGAACTCTTTGAATTAGACGGTAAGCCATCCAATATGTCAGACAATGACATTCAACGTCGCAACACGATTGCGAATCTAATGGCTGAGTGGGGTTTGGTAAAACTCGTCGATCCAGATAAGACAAAGGATAATGTCGCACCATTAAGCCAAATCAAGATTCTTCCATTCAAAGAGAAAAACGATTGGCAATTGGTCTCAAAATATACAATCGGGAAGAAAAAGAAGGAAGGTTGATTTATGATTGTGATGAATGTGTATAAACTTCGTGATGATATTGAACTTCCAACATACGGCACTTCTTTAGCAAACTGTTTTGATTTGTCATTCCAACCAACATCAAATGTTGTAACTGGATATGACTCATTCAACGCACCTATTGAACGAGATGTAAACGGATTTGGAGAAATCTCCATCTATCCAGGCGATCGTCTTTTGATTCCGACTGGATTAATTTTCAAGATCGAACGTTATGTTACAATTGAAACATTTGCAGATATTGCACGACATGATGATGAACTTCCACTTCAGAATTACAGCATTCGCCTTCATCCTCGTTCAGGACTTTCGCTTAAGAAAGGATTGATCCTAGCGAACTCGGAAGGAATCGTTGATGTTGATTATCAAGAAGAAGTGTTTGTGCTTTTGACAAACATTTCGAAGATGCATCAGACAATTCGTCGCGGTGATCGCATTGCTCAGGCTGAAGTTATTACCAATAGCCAATTTGCTTTTAAAGTAATCGCATCAAAACCAGAAAAACATTCTGAAAGATCTGGCGGATTTGGCAGCACAGGTGTTAATGCTGCCTAAATAGAATTGGATGCCCATAAGGGGTCCATAACTATAAACTTGCTTATTAAAGGAGTTACAAAATGACAAATATCACTACACTCACATCCGCATACGGACTCGATCGCCTTCTTCCAACCGCTCTTGGGTTTGAAAATGCTTTCGCTGCTCTCGATAATGCTGCTCATCTACTTACAGCATCTCAAACTGCATTTCCTCCAGTGAACATCGTCAAGAAAGACGAATATAATTTTATCATTGAACTTGCAGTTGCTGGATACAAACAAGATGAGATTGAAATCACTGCTGAGAGAAACTCTCTCAAAGTCACAGGCAAAAAGGCTGAGGAAGAAGAACGCAACTATCTTGTAAAGGGTATTGCTGGTCGTAAGTTCTCACGCCAATTTGTTTTATCAGACACAGTAGTGGTTCGTGATGCAAATCTTGCTGATGGCATTCTTTCTATTGAATTAGAAAATGTCATTCCTGAAGAACAGAAACCTCGTAAGATTGAAATTAAATAACCA